TCTTAACCGTGTTAGGCGGTATAGTAAGCCTTATTTTCTTTGCAAGTTTCCTTCAAAACTTATAAAAAGAATATTTCCAAAAATAGTGATCGCTTATGATATAAGTTTACTGAGGAACAGCTTATGATATCCCTACAAGCTGACCGTTCCTCTTTCGGGGTACCTAGTTAATTCTGGGTACTCCTTTTAACTTACAAGGAATTAAAAATGCCTACAGACCCTAGACTAAAAAGGGCAGGTGTTTCTGGGTATAACAAGCCTAAGAGAACTCCTAGCCACTCTACTAAATCTCATATTGTTGTAGCTAAAGTAGGGGATCAAATAAAAACAATTCGCTTTGGCTCACAAGGTGCTAAAGGTAGCCCTAAAAAAGCTAACGAGTCTGCTAAGTATGCAGCAAGACGTAACGCTTGGAAGGCTAGACACGCAACCAATATTGCTAGAGGAAAAATGTCTGCTGCTTATTGGGCAAACAAAGCTAAATGGTAAGGAATCCTTATGGCACAGAAAATTACTACTACTAAAACAATTAAGAAGTCCGTAGCAGACCCTAGTGATGCTTATCATTCTCTTACTCCCTTATGGAAGAAAGCGAGAGCAATTCTTCAAGGTGAGGCTAATGTAAAAGCACATGACACTACTCTGGCAACCGACTATTCTAATCTTTTGTTGCCGTTTTCTCCTTCTATGACACAGGCTCAGTATAACTTTTACAAGGCTGAAGCAGAACTTTCAGGGTTAACTGCTCAATATTGCAAGGTACTTATTAGTTCTTTGCTACGGAAAAAGTCTCAGCTGACTATTCCAGAAGAACTCCCAGAAGAGGCGTTAGACTGGATTGAAACAAACTTTACTTTGGATGGTCGTTCTCTCTTTAATTTTCTCGATGCCGCTTTATGGGAGGAACTTCAGACCTCGCGCTGTTGGGTGTCAGTTGATTACCCAAAAATTACCGAACAACAACAAGAAGCTTTAACTCCTGAAGAGCGTGACATGATTGCGCCTTACCCAGTAATCATTAAAGCTGAAAACGTTATTAACTATCAAGTAGATGTACACCCTATTACTCGCCAAAGAACTCTTACTCGGTTAGTACTAAGGTATTTAACTGAAGAGTTTGACGAAGAAAACCCTTGGCACCCTAACTACGTAGATACTGTGTGTGATCACTACTTAGATGAAAGTGGCAATCTTGTTATGGATTACTACCGTCAAAAAGATACCTACGCAGAGCTTAAGGTTCTTAACGGTGAAGTAACACAAGACTATAAAGACATAAGAACTGAAACTCAGTTTGAAAAGTACGACACAATAACTCCTCAAATGTTTGGTGAACGACTTAAGCGTATTCCCGCTTGGCCTCTTAACGGACACATTGATCCTATTGAGCCAGTACTTATGCCGCTTATCGATCGTGAAGTTTCTTTGTACAATAAAGTCTCACGCAGGAATCACCTTTTATACGGTGCTGCAACCTATACTCCTATTGTGTCCTCTGACATGACAGACGAAGAGTTTGAAGAGTTGGTGTCTGCAGGGCTAGGTACGTGGTTACGAGTACGTAAAGACGAGTCTGTTAGTGTTCTTGAAACCCCTACAAGTGCCTTAAATGACATGGACATGGCTATTACTAAAACAGTAGAAGAAATGGCTAAGATGGGAATTCGAATGCTTTCTCCTGAAACTGCACAGTCAGGCATTGCTTTAGAAATTCGAAACGCCTCTCAAACAGCACAGCTAGGTACTCTTAACGCTAAAGTGTCTCATATTATGCGAGAAGTAATTTCCTTTATGCTTAACTGGAAGTATGGAACTCAATACACAGGTAACGATGTTGAGTTTACTTTGTCAGCAGACTTTGCGCCAGTTGTTGGTGGCGAAGGGGCTATGCGCTTAATTACAGAATGGTATCAAGCGGGGATTATCCCAAGAGACACTTTTGTTTCTGTAGCCAAATACAATGACTTTATTCCTTCTGATTATGATGATGAAGAAGCTATTGCAGCTATTCAAACAGACCCTTTAACTACTCAAGTGTCTGACGATCAAATGGAAATGGAATAACTTGACTCGCTATAAAAACTTTATAGCATGGTATAAGTGTCTTAGATTAAATCATCACCCAGAGAAGAAGGGTCCAGCCTACAACGTTGGTAACTGTCTTCTTTGGGCGTGGTCTAACAGTAAGTCACACCCTCTCTAACTCTACAATGGTGGACTAGATGAACTATAATGATAAAATTTTTAACCGTATTGTTGACCACATGGGGGATGTGCGGTTGTATGAAGAAGGTGTTCAACTTCAAAATCGCAGGATTTTAAAAAGACACAGGAATAATTTAAAAACTTTGTTACGAGGAAATGTTAGAGCTGATCTTCAAAAAGAAATGAATAGGTTTGGCAAAGAACTTTCAGTGCATACAAACAGTAGCTTGAAAGAATTTTCTACTTCGCAACTGGACTTTTCAACAGATAACTTATATAAAGAAGTAAAAGACTTTTACAAAGTTCAAAGGCCACGAACTAAAGAACTTCTTGGTGAAATAACTGGCCCAAACATTAAAGGTACTCGCAGTATCACTCAGAACGTATCAAATATTTCTGCAGGGGAACTTGTACGTATACAATCTAAAGTGAAAGCAGGGCTTGCTAAAGGCCATAATAAAAAAGATATTATTGCCGATGTTATGAAGACTACTAAGTTAACAGAACATCAAGCAAGAACCTTAACTCGTACCGCTATTACTTCAACTCAAACTGCTGCTGTACATAAGGTAGCAGAACAAAACAAAGATATATTAAAGGGTTACATGTTTACAGCTATCCTTGATGCTAGAACAAGCCCAATCTGTACTCACCACAACGGAAAAATTTATGACATAGGAGATAGAAGCTATGAACCTCCCCTTCACTGGAATTGTCGCTCGTCTATGGTCCCAGTTCTTAAGTCTAAGGAAGAATTACTGC